CCGAGGTGATCGACGCCAAGCTGCGCTACCCCAACAGCGCGCTGCTGGGCATCTCCGGCGACGCGGCGCAGTTCAGCAACATCCCCAGCCGCGCGTACGACCTGTGGGGGCGCATCATCCAGGTGCCGAGCAACTACGATCCGCTGGCGCGCACCTACAGCGGCGTGTGGGACGGCAGCTTCAAGCCGGCATGGACCGATAATCCGGCGTGGATCTACTACGACCTGGCCACGCATCCGCGCTACGGCCTGGGCCATCTGGTTACCGCCGCGCAGGTCAACAAGTGGGAGCTCTACCGCATCGCGCAGTACTGCGACCAGCCGGTGAGCGACGGCAAGGGCGGCACGGAGCCGCGCTTCACCTGCAACGTGTTCCTGCAGACCGCCAGCGACGCGTACAAACTGCTGAGCGACCTGGCCAGCGTGTTCCGCGGCATCTCGTACTGGACCGGCGGCGCGATCACTGCGTCGGCCGACATGCCCGCCGATCCGGTGTATGCCTACACCGCCGCCAACGTGGTCGGCGGCCAGTTCACCTACGCGGCGAGCACGCGCAAGACGCGCTACACCACTGCGCTGGTCACCTGGAACGACCCGGCGGACTTCTACCGCGCCAAGGTCGAATACGTTGAAGACCGCGCCGGCCTCGCACGCTACGGCATCCAGCAGGCCACCCTCACCGCCTTCGGCTGCACCTCGCAGGCGCAGGCGCAACGTGCCGGCCAATGGGTGCTGCTCACGTCCCGGCTGGAGACCGACACGGTGACCTTCAAGGTCGGCCTGGACGGTACGGTTGCGGCACCCGGCCAGATCATCCGCGTCACCGACCCGGCACGCGCGGGCAAGCGCCAGGGCGGCCGCATCCACGCCGCCACCCGTACGACGGTGACGGTGGACAAGGCGCCGGAGCAAGTAGCGGTGGGCGACCGCCTCACCGTGATGCTGCCCACCGGCGCATCGGAGACGCAAACCATCACCGCCGTCGATGGAGCACAACTTTCGGTGGCCGCTCCCGGTTTTTCGGTGCAGCCGGACGCCGAATCCGTCTGGGTGGTGGAAAGCGACACCCTCGCCGCCCAGACCTACCGCGTGCTGTCGGTGACCGAGGACAAGTCCTCCAGCGAGATCAGCTTCACCATCACCGCCCTGCAGCACGTGCCGGGCAAGTTCGAAGCCATCGACAACGGCGCGATCATCCAGGTGCCGCCGATCAGCGCACTGCCGGCATCGACCCAGGTCGCGCCGGCGAACGTGCGGTTGGAAGGGCACGTCGTCGTTACGCAGGGTATTGCGACGAACGTGGCGACGATTGCCTGGGATGCGGCGGCCGGTGCCACCGGGTACCAAGTCGAGTGGCGCCGCAACGACGGCGAATGGGTAAGTGCCGGCCGCACGTCGGGACTGTCCATTGACGTGGAAGGCATCTACACCGGCACGTACGTAGCCCGCGTTAGGGCGGTCAGTCCAGGCGGAGTCGTCTCCGTTCCGGCGATGTCCGTTCCCACGGACATCGCCGGCAAGACAGGAGCGCCGCCGGTCGTTGCCACGATGAAGGCCACGCCGAAGGTCTGGGGTATCCACTTGGAGTGGACGTTCCCCGCCGGCACCGACGACACCCAACGGACCGAGGTCTGGCGCTCGAAGACACCCAACCTGCAGGACGCCACGAAGATGGCGGATCTGGCCTATCCGCAGAACTCGCTGGAAATCGACGGCCTCGCGGCGGGCGCTTCGTTCTACTTCTGGGTGAGGCTAGTCGACAAGACGGGGAACGTGGGTGCCTTCTATCCCAATGGTGAAGGCTTGCCCGGCCAAGCCAGTTCCGATGCTGGCGATTATGAGCCGGTCATTACGGGGCTCATCGAGCAGACTCAGCTTGGCCAGGAGATCCTCCAAGGCGTCGATCTAGCCAATCCCGAAATGGCTGGTACCGCCACCGAGTGGGCTGGCGACAACACCCACTATGCAGGTGTGTGGACATTGCTGGACGCGGTTCAAGATGGTGACCGCTCCATAGCAACGCGCGTGGATTCGGTGCAGGCCAAGATGGACGGCGCCACCGCTGCGGTACAGCAGACATCGCAGGCCTTGGCCGACCTGAACCAATCCATGGCCAAGCGCGTGGATACGGTGCAGGCGATGGTCGATACCACCGCGGCCGCATTGCAGCAAACGTCGCAGGCTGTCGTTGACCTCAACGGCAGGGTCAGTGCGACATGGACCGTGAAATGCCAAGTTAATGCGGACGGCAAAGCTTATGCCGCAGGTTTGGGCCTTGGCGTGGAGCAGGTGCCGGATGGCAGCTATCAATCTCAGATGCTGTTCCAGGCAGATCGCTTCGCACTCCTAAACGTAAGCAACGGAAAAACAAGCACACCGTTCGTCATCGATAGCGGGCAGACGTTTATCGATGACGCCTTCATCAGAGCGGGAAGTATAACGTCCGCTAAAATCGCGGACGCATCCATTACCTCGGCGAAAATCGGCAACACCCAGGTCGATACCCTTCAAATCAAGGATTTTGCCGTTACGGTGCCGAAATTTGGCGAGTCGATGGGTTATCAACCTGCCGGTGATCTCGCGTCTGCCGTTTTGCCTATCGAACTGCCACCGGGATATGACCATCCGGATATCCAGGTCGTCGTCACCGCTGTCGTTAGCTTTAAAGGAACCTTCTCACCAGGAGACTTCTGCAGGGCGGAGCTATATGTCAATGGTCAGCTCAATGAGGGTTACGGAGTTAACGGCAATGTTCCCCCACAGATCACCATCAGCAAAGGACTCCTGCTCCCACCAGGGATTCATACGCTAACGATTCGTGGCATGTCTTCGTCCAGCTCGGCCACTTACAGAGGAACGATCATTGCAATAGGAGCAAAACGATGATCTACACCATATATGGCCCCACGGGCGAATTCATCGCGAAAGCATCCTGCTCGGAAGCATGGGAGGCCGCGATGAACGCGGAAATTCTGCAAGGCGCTGGATACTTGGTCGGTGATTACGACGGCGATTCGCTCTGGTATGACATAAGCGCTGGCGTAGTTAAACAACGCCAGCACCTGAATGTCCATCTGGACGGCAATCGCATGACTGGAGTTCCTGCAGGCGCGGCACTATTCGTTCGAGGGGAAAAGCATCGTGCGGATGGCACAGATATAGAACTCACGTTCGATCAGCCTGGCCAGTACGAAATCAAAGTCGTTTGTCCACCATTTCTTCCATTTCAAGCAACCATCAATTATGAAGATCCACACCAACGTCGATTATCGTGCAGCACGTAAAGATCTTTATCCGGATCTCGGTGACCAGCTGGATGCATTATTGGCCCTGGTTATCCAATTGAGGGACGACGGGGTGTCACTCCCAGAAAAAACCAGTCTCTGGGTGAAGGCGTGCCTCGATGTCAAGAATCTAATACGGAAGCCCTAGACCTAAGAGACGTGCCCCATCCTCCAGAGGCATGATCAAAGCCACTGAAGAATGATTCCATTTCTCGCTTGGAAACCTCCTATATGACGCAACAACACATCAAGCTCGGCACTTTGGCCGACGGCCGGGATGGCGACACCAACCGTGCCGCCTGGGAAAAGGCGGAAGCCAATTTCAGCGAACTCTATGGCGGCGCATTGAACGCGTCCGCCTTCAAGAATTTGCTCATTAATGGAAATTTCGATTTTTGGCAGCGTGGTCTGAACTTGGAGCCAGCGACCGGTTTGCGCTACCTCGCAGATCGCTGGATGACGATCGCCCTTGGAGTCACGACCATCGCAGCAAGCCGCCAGGGGTTTACTCTCGGCCAGTTGGTAGTTCCTAACAGTCCGAAATCATTCCATCGCCTGGTTGTGGCTTCGACGCCAGGCGCGGCGAACGCCGCGGTGCTGGATCAACGCATTGAAAGGGTCGACACCTTGGCCGGCAAAACCGCTACATTGAGTTTCTGGGCCAAGGCGGAATCACCAAAATCCATCGCCGTGGAATTCGTCCAGAGCTTCGGCACAGGCGGCAACCCGAGTGCGGACGTCACCGGCATCGGTGTCGCCAAGCTCAATCTGACGTCGGCGTGGCAGAAATTTGTGGTTACCGCAACCATACCGCCAGTGACCGGCTCGCTAGGCACCTCGGGCACAGATTGCCTACGCGTGCTGTTCTGGATGGATGCCGGATCGAACTTCAATACCCGTACGAATGCGCTGGGCAACCAGTCTGGTACATTTGATTTTGCCCAGATCCAGTTGGAGGAGGGCGCTTCGGCCACCTCTTTCGAGCACAGGCCCTTTGAAACCGAACTCTCGCTTTGCCAGCGCTACTTTGAAAAAAGCTTCGATCTATTGACGACACCAGCAGGCCAAGTCGTTGGCTCTCATTTCTACGTGGGCATGCCTTACGCCGCTACCGCAATGCGGTCGGGACTGATTTCCTTTAAAACCAGGAAGCGCAGCGGCGCCAACATCACGCTATATTCGTCGAACGTACAGAGCTCGGCCGGCGGCGATAAATGGATCTATTATGGCAACAACAGCGCATGGATCACGCCTACGGGACAGTCGGTAAATTGGGCTACCGATATAGGGTTCAATGTGGACATCTACAATTCCGGTGGCGGCATGGGCTTCGGACAAGCCTCCATTCTTAGCGGACACTGGACGGCCGAGGCCGAGCTGTAGCTTCAGGACCCTAGCCCCACCAGCGCGGCATTGAAAGCGTTGCGGGGGTGGGGCAGCCAGGGATTGTCAACCCGACGCCACCAGAGACGCCCGTGGATTCGATACGATTTCATTTGCTCCTCTGATGTATGGCAACAACGCCTCGACTTACTGCTCAAATCAACCTCTCCGCCTCCAACTCCCCCTTCAAGTACGCGTAGTAGATCGGCGCCGCCACCAGCCCTGGCAACCCGAATGCCGCTTCCACCAGCAGCATCGCCACCAGCAGTTCCCAGGCGCGAGAGCGGATCTGGGTGCCGACGATGCGGGCGTTGAGGAAGTACTCCAGCTTGTGGATGAGGATGAGGAAGCCCAGCGCCGCCACGCCGACGCCGAGGGATACCGAAAGGCCAGCGATGGTGATGGCGGTGTTGGAGATGAGGTTGCCGATCACCGGCAGCAGGCCGAC